CCAAAATATTCAGGAGGCGGTCATGGCATTATTTCAGGTGGATGCTCATAGAATTAGAATAATGAAAATGAAATGAGTGAATTCCTTGCAAAATCGCTGAGAATGTTGATTTTACAAGGGTTTCACGCGTTTTTATGTTCTGAATTGTGATGAATAAAATTGATAAAATAAGATTCCGTTAGTCACAGTTAGTCACAAATGGGACTTTTATCTTTTCGATCTCTGTTCGGAGTTCTTTCAGCGTTCTGTGTCCGTACACAGCATTTGTAACATCTCCACCAAAGGAGTGGCCGAGCATCCGTTTTCGGTCGTTCTCCCGGACTCCGTATTTTTCGCACAGTGCAGAAAAGGTGTGCCGACAGTCGTGCGGCGTGTGTTTCGGATTACCGACGATTCCTAAGCGTTCCAGTGTAGGATAGAACAGCGCTTTTCTGTGATGCTGCTGAGTATATACGCATAGTTTTCCATCTTGTGTCAGCACTTTCTGTTCGACAAAATGGTATATAGCGGGATGTATCGGGACAATTCTGTTTTTACCGGCTTTTGTTTTGATACCACCTTGGAAGTATCTTTCTTCTAAGTTGGTTGTAAGTTTTAACACTTCACCGATTCTCCAGCCGGAGTAACACATAATAAGAATGAGCTGCACTTCTGGATCGCCGGTATTATTCCACAGCACCTGCATCTCCTGATCAGAAAAGGGCGTTCCATGTTCGGTGTCATTATCAGCATTGACATGGACGTATAGTGCCTTATTTTCCGTTACAATTTCTGAGTAAACAGCATATTTATACATCTGCTTGAACAGCGTAAGAATCGCCATGAGACTCTGACGCTTTAACGGGCAGTCATCAATTACCTTTTGCAGATCAGGCGCTTTTAAATCCTCAAAGATACGATTGTACAGAGTCGTGCAGTTCGAGTAAGCGGTCTGGTAAGCTATTTTTGAACTATAAGAAAGTTTTGAACCCTCTGGAAATTTCCATGCGTAAAACTTCTTATATACCTCTGAAAACGTCAATTTCTTGATTTCCGGGTGTTTATCCTCGACACCCTTGATTGTATTGTAGTCAGCAATCAAACGAGTAACAAGGGTATCTACGTCCGTTGTAGGTGATATCTCAAGGTCTCGTTCCATCCCTGGCTGATATGTTCCTGCCTTGTATGCGGTCAGTACAGTAAATCCTTTAATCCAGTCGTCTACATAGCAGATTGCAGGCGGTCGGACGGGCTTTCCGGTCTTTTCATCCAGTACTGCCGGAGGATGGACCGCAAATGGATTCCTGCGGTTGCCGCCCAGGTACCGTATCGTTCCGAAACTGTTAGGGAGCTTCGGGTATTTCTTTCTTTTCTTCGCCATTTTTATTCCCTCTTTCTGTAGCTGTATTTAGGTATAAAAATAACAGCCGAACAAACTTTCTGACTTGCCCGACTGCTCCGAAGATGATACAATATGTTTTGCCAGAATATTACATTTCTTCGGAGATGTATAAACGCTACCTCGGTACGCCAATGCCGGGGTGGTTTTATTTATTCTATTTCTTCAATGTCAAATGAATATCCAAGAACTTCACCTACGTCTGTACATTTTCCTTTCAAAGTCACCATGTCACCCATTTTCATAGATGTAACTTTTGACTCTTGCTCATCATTTTTAATGTAACATTGTACGCCAATGATTTCAAAATCACCATCTGCCATGAGGTCAATGTAGTCTCCAGAAGCGTCAATATTTCCAAGCTTTCCAGTGATTTCTAAATACTGGTCTTTGTATTGCTTTGATGCTCCAAGCGGGTTATCGTTCAAAGCAGACATCATATCGTTTACAGATACAGAGGTATAGCTTACTGGTGTAGGTGTTGCTACTTCTTTGGATTCTGTTTTTGCAGTAGAAGTGGTTGTGGTTTTTGTGTCAGAACTTCCGCCAGAAGCCGCACCCACAGCTCCGATAACAACGACTGCCAGAACTACCCATTTCAGCTTGCCGCCCTGTTTCTTTCTGCAATGAGGACATATCTTTGCTCCTGCTGGGATTTCCATTTTACAGTGCTTGCAGATTTTTGTTTTTTCATTACTCATACATTTTTCCTCCTGTTACGCTTTGCACATACTCTTTAAATCATGCCATTTTTGATGATTTTTACATTTTTCTTGCTGATTTTGAAGTGTCATGCAAAAGTACGCTTTTATGTGGTATTATTATTTTATCGCAGATAACATGATTTGTAAAGGATAAGAGTGATTCGTTATGAAAAATAATTGTTTTAAGATATTTGCATTCTTCCTAATTATATTTAAGATATTTTGCACGATACATATTCCGCTAAAGATTGTCCCGAACAATCACAATGATGTGCAGATCACCAGTGTCGCATATCAGGAGAAGTCTGCGCCGAACCATAATCTGAGGGAAGTCCACAGAAAAGTTTGTGATCTCGCATTTTTCTTCTGTGAAAGCATAATTTTCTTTGAGATTGCAAAGTTCGTGTATGAAATAACGAAAGTTCGCATATATCATTGGCAGTTGCCAAGAGTCGGAATAGGTGGTATAATAGTAAAACGAACTAATGTTCGGTTCTATTTCCCACAGCCGAACATATACTGTAATGTAGGTGGTAGTTGCGACAGGGAGGGTTATTTATGGATTATAAGAAAGAAATTATTGAAATGATACAAAAGATAGAAAACAGATGTTGGCTGAGGTCAATATACATTTTCATAAAAACATTAATCGGTTAAAAAGAAAAGCCAAGGGTTTGCGCATTGCCCTTGGCTATTTTCTCATTTCTTTTCGTAAATCGTGTCTAGGAGTTTTTCTAAGTTATCCCATCCAGAATCATCTAGCTTTGCTAGAGCATTGATGAGACGGTATTTAAAATCATCATCACTAGACTTTAGAACATTTCCGAACAACTTAGAAATTTCATCGTTTTTATTCTCTGGCTGAAACATTTCTCCAGTTCCATTTCTTAGCCATTCTTCGTTTACGTTAAATTCTCTGCAAACATCATCAATAGTCCGATCTGATGGAACTTTGCTTCCCATTTCAATTTGCGCTACAAAATTCCTACTTATCTTTAGTTTGTCTGCAAATTCTTGTTGAGTTACGTTTAATTCTTTTCGCAACTCTTTAAACCTGTCTTTCAATTTAATTCCTCCTTTCTGAGAATATAATATCATAAAATGTTTACGAAGTCAACAAAAAGGTATTGACAAATGTTGTCTGAGGGACTATACTGTGTTTACAAGGTAAACAAAGGAGGTGAAAACAGTGAAGCGCAAGAAAAAAGAAATCGACAAAACAATTTCTGACCTGTGGAATCGTATCTGGGATTTGCAAGACCAGACAAACAAAATCAAGAAAGCAGTTCTGACAGGTGAAAAAGGTGATTTAAAGATGCCAGAAAGAAGGATTGTTCCTCCAGATGAGCCTATTCCGTTTGGCGGGGCAGTAGATATGGACTGTATCTTTGAGAAAGAACCATGTGAACAGGTAGACGTTGAATTTACAGTGAAAGAAACTTTGCAGATGTATTCGCATTATGTAGATTCATTGTCTACCGATACACATGTATTGGGAGTTATTGCAATAGTTTCTCTAATAATTGCAATAGTGGCTCTGCTTGTATAGAAATTGAGAAAAGACTGGTAATCAGCGCAATGATTGACAGAATAGTTGTTATCCAAAATCTGGATATATCTTGAAAATATGCTTTCATGGCGACTTCACCCGCTTGTGTGATTTCATATGCGTGGTCTTGCGACCTTGAACGCATAAAGCACTTTTTACTGAAAAGGTATCTGCAAGCATCTGCTTCACGCTGATTACTAGGAGTAAATCCACAATTTCTTAAAGCTTTTTTCAATATTTTATATTGATATCTTGTTATCAAATGAACACCTCCTTTACAGGAGAGTATATCACAAGAAAAGAGGTGCGTATATGTCAGAAAAAGAAAAAAGAATCGTTGAAAAGCTGAAAGAAGCGATTCCTAATATGTCAGAATTTGACAAAGGATATATTCTCGGTAAGACGGAAAGCTTTTCCGAGAATAATCTGGAGAAAAAATCAGATAAGAAAGAAGTAGTTAATTCAAATTAGAAAGGAGAAACATGAACGAATTACAGATTTTTAATTCAGAAGAGTTCGGGGACATCCGAACAGCAGAAATTGACGGTAAACCGTACTTTGTTGGCACTGATGTTGCCAAAGCTCTTGGATATAACAATCCCAGAGATGCCGTATCAAGGCATTGCAAGGGAGTCGTGAAACGCGACACCCCTACATCTAGTGGTATTCAGTCAATGTCATACATAAATGAGGGAGATTTGTACCGATTGATTATGAAATCGAAACTTCCATCGGCAGAGAAATTTGAATCATGGGTTATGGATGAAGTTCTTCCGACAATCAGAAAGACAGGCTCATACCAGAAGCCACTGACGACAGTTGAACAGATACAGGTTATTGCGACAGGGTTCTTAGATCACGAAGAGCGGCTTAACAGACTTGAAAATACCATGACTATTGACTACGCACAGCAGGAATCTATTAGAGACTTAGTGTCAAGTGTCGTAATTGCTCACCTTGGTGGGAAAGAGTCAAATGCTTACAAGGAAATTGGCAAGAAAGTATTTGCTGAATGCAACAGGGATGTAAAGACTTACTTCGCAGTAAACGCCCGTAACAACATCCCTAAGCTGAGATTTGAAGAATCTATGGAATATGTTAAGAACTGGCATCCATGTACAAATACAGTAATGTGCATCAGGGACTGCAATGCTCAAATGTGTATTGAGTAGAAAGGAGCGTAAATGGACGCATTACAATTTAATAAAGCCGTCAGCCAGCACTGCAAAGAATCTGGTGGAGACTGTTGCAAATGTGACCTACGGCTTTACTGTTACCTATCGCCAAGTGAGCGACCAGATGAGTTAGTGAGCCTGGTTATTGATTTTTTGCATAACCACATTGAAAACCATGGTCATTATACCCATCACAGTGCGGCTTCATTTCCGTGTATTGATGATATGGACATGAGCACCGCAGTAGGCGGCGACTGTTACCAGAAACCTCATACTCTTCATAAACAGTCACGTGTTTGTGAATCTTGTGGCAATGATACAGTCGTGTAATTGTTTCAACCATATAATTCCCCTTTCGTTATACTCGGCATGTCGGTGCCTGTAAATGCATTATAGGTAGAGGGGAAAGGAAATACAATAGGTTGAATAAAAATCGTATTAAGAGATAAAAGCAAAGTAAGGAGGTAAAAAATATGAAACGCCATCCGATTATGGAATATGTGATTCCAGCAATTGTAGCAAGTGTGACAACAGTTTTAATCCGTTTAGTGCTAGGGTGGTAAGAATTGAAGCAATAATGAAAGGAGTAAATATATAAGCGAAGTTGATGCTTACATCAAGGAAAATACAAGGAGGAAAACCAATCAATGAAAAAATTCGAACTGACAGCAGAGTCAAAAATCAACATCTTTGGAAAGAAGCTTTTCCGTATCAAGGCGCTTATATCATTTGGAGATGTAGAAGAGGGAGAAACTGGTGGGTGGATTGAGAAAGAGGAAAACCTTGAACAGTCCTCCGGCAATGCATGGGTCTACGGCAATGCAGAGGTCTACGGCAATGCATGGGTCTACGGCAATGCAGAGGTCTACGGCAATGCAAGGGTCTACGGCAATGCATGGGTCTCCGGCAATGCAAGGGTCTCCGGCGATGCAGAGGTCTCCGGCAATGCATGGGTCTACGGCAATGTAGAGGTCTCCGGCAATGCAAGGGTCTCCGGCGATGCAGAGGTCTCCGGCAATGCATGGGTCTACGGCAATGTAGAGGTCTACGGCAATGCAAGGGTCTCCGGCAATGCAGAGGTCTCCGGCAATGCAGACTATACAACCATTCATGGTTTCGGCACTCAGTTCCGTACAACTACATTCTTTCAGTGCGAAGATAAGCAGATCAGAGTATCTTGCGGTTGTTTCTTAGGAACAATTCCAGAGTTCCGCGAACAGGTAAAAAATACCAGAGAGGGCAAAATTGCGGAAGAGTACCTTATGATTGCCGACCTGATGGAAAAGCATTTTGTAAAAGAAAAAGAAAGTGGTGAATAATTATGACCCCAGAAGAAGTAAACCTTTACGTCAAAGAAAATGCAGAAGTTCATCAGTTCGCTGCAGAGGTTGCAAGAATCATATCAGGCATTCCACAGATGCCGGAATTTTCAAACGAACGCCTGACAGTATCAGACGTGAGCAAAATGACAGGCATTCCTACACCATCTGTCAGAGCAGGAATTATATACGGATGGTTGCCTATCGGTACGGCGTATCGTGGGAATAAAGTGATTCACGACAGAAAAGGTTCTGGCAGAATAGAATTTGTTATCTCTCCAAGAAAGCTCTGGGAAGAAACAGGATACATCTGGAGAGGAAAAGAAGCATTAAAGTGATAGTGCCCCGGCGGTGAAACCCCACCAACCGGAGCGTTGCACTTACTAATCTACGCTTAGTAGGTACAGGTTAATTATAACTTCGTATCTGCTAATTGTAAATACCAAAAAAGGAGAAATTAGCACGATATGAGCAGAAATAGCACAAATAAATGTGAAAATGTTCCGACATGGGACGAACTTGAGTTCATTCTTGCGACAGAAATTGTCGAAGAAAGTAGAAAAAAAGCAAGAAAATGGTTCATGGCATGGATTGTGACCGCAGCCGCGCTGGTAGCAAGCAATCTGTCGTGGATTATGGGAGAAATGAAATGAAAGAGTATATGCTAATTGCTGTTTGTATGCTTGCCGGGAAATATGTGGACATACCTATTTGGCTGAACATCTTTTTTGGCATCTCGGCAGCATGGGCGGTTCGCCAGATGAAAGCAGACTGGCAGTAGGAAATAAGGAGGATAAGGAAATGTTCGAGAAAGAAATTGACGAAATTTATGAACTTTGTAAAAGAGTTGTGAATGAAGTTCCGACAGCTAGTATTACATTTGAATATTCAAATTATGGTCTGAACGTAAGGGGGGTTAAAAGAAAAGACAATGTTTGTCTTCCCGAAGGCAAATTTAAATGGGATTTATATCAGAATGTATATCTTGATTCATTTTTCGAGAAAAAAAATCGTGAAAAACTTAATAAAGTCAAAGCATTCTTGCTGGAGCTTCTGATAGATGGGAAGTGTCCAAATGAGTAAACAGATAGCAATTATGAAGCTTCTTCCCAGTCTGGAGATAGCAGAATGCATTAACGAATTGCTCAGAGAGTTTCAGTCCAGAGGGGATCACATTTTGGATTATGAAAACTGTGATATGTCTCTGGATCATATCGAATGTCATGAGACGGATACATTGTATTGTTTCTTTAAAAGAGAGGAGAAAAGATAATGAAATTGTACGAAATTGATAACGCAATTATGGATTGTGTAGACATGGAAACAGGAGAAATCATTGACGTTGAGAGGCTTTCTGCTCTTCAGATGGAAAGAGATCAGAAGATTGAGGGTATCGGTTGTTGGATTAAAAATCTTCTGTCAGATGCAAAAGCCTTAAAAGAAGAAAAAGATAACCTTGCAGCACGTCAAAAAGTTGCTGAGAACAAAGCAGCTTCATTAAAAGAATTTCTTTCAAAATATCTGGATGGTGAGAAATTTAAGACTGCAAAGGTATCAATTTCTTACAGAAAAAGTGATTCTGTAGATATTTCAGCGAATGCAACTGTTCCTGAGGAGTTCCTTAAATATGCAGAGCCTACACCTGACAAAATCGGATTGAAAGCTGCATTGAAAGCCGGAAAAGAATTTCCGGGAATTTCACTAAAAACTTCTCAGAATATTCAGATTAAGTAGGAGAGCGCTATGAGTGATTTTGAAATCCGTATTCCGGCGAGAAAGAAACAACCGGCAACTGATAAGGATAACCCTGTCGTGAAAGTTTCAACAGGCGCATATAACGCACTGGTTGAAATTTATAACGAATCAACCTTATCAATGAAAGATATCGCAAGTTTGCTGATTATTGAAAGCAGTAAGCACGTGGTTTATGACAAGGAGGAATAGAAGTGAATATATATGAGAAGTTAGGCATTATTCAGTCAAAGCTGAAAGCCCCTAAAAGACAGTACAATTCCTTCGGGAAATACAAATACAGGAGCTGTGAGGATATTCTGGAGGCTGTAAAACCGCTTCTGGCAGAAACAAAGACTGTGTTAAGCGTCACAGATCGGATAGAAGTTGTCGGGGATAGAATATACGTCAGGGCAGAAGCTCATCTGAACGACTGTGAAGATACCGGCGAGATTACAACCGTTGCTTATGCAAGGGAAGAAGAGTCAAAAAAAGGCATGGATTCTTCCCAGGTTACAGGCGCAGCGTCATCTTATGCAAGAAAGTATGCGCTGAATGGTTTGTTCTGCATTGATGACAACAAAGACAGTGATTCTACCAATACAGGTAGCAGCGGAAAAACAGCAGCTAAAAAGCCAGAATCAAAAGAACCTGTTGAGATGATTGCTTCAGAAAATGTAATGAGCATCCAGAACATCATTGACAAATATCCGAGTTCTAACTTGTTTGAACAGATTAAAACTCGTTTCAAGGTAGACGATGTGAAAGGACTCACAAAAGAAAAAGGGCAAAAATGTCTCAAAATGTTGATTGAGTACGATAAACAGCATAGTGGAAAGGAATAAAAAATGAACAAAGTTATTCTTGCAGGACGATTTACAAGAGATCCAGAAGTCAGATATACAAATGATGGAACATCAATCGTAAGATTTTCCATTGCAGTCAATAGAAGATTTGTAAAAGAGGGTTCTGATCAGAAAGCGGACTTTCTTAATTGTATTGCATTTGGAAAGTCTGCGGAATTTATCGAGAAATATTTTTCTAAAGGAATGAAAGCGGACTTATCCGGGAGAATCCAGACCGGCAGTTACACTAATCGTGATGGGCAGAAGGTGTACACAACGGACATTGTTGTGGAAGAAATTGAGTTTGGTGAAAGCAAAGGTGCTAACCAGAGCCAGCAGAAGTCGGAGACGCCACGTCCAGAAACAGACCCGGACGGATTTATGAATATCCCAGATGGAATTGACGAGGAGTTTCCGTTTGCATGATACAAATTGACAGTAGGGAACATCAAAAAATTATTGATGGCATTAAGAAAGCATTTGATGCAGCAGGAGAAAAATGGTTCGTGTCAAAGCTTTACGTCGGAGATTACATGAATTATGACAACCCTCGACTGGTTGTTGACCGGAAACAAAATCTTTCTGAATTATGCGGCAATGTATGCCAACAACATGAAAGATTCCGTGCTGAGATTATCCGGGCAAACGAAGCAGGAATAAAACTTGTGTTCCTGTGTGAGCACGGAAAAGGGATTGAGAAACTGGATGATGTCCTCTGGTGGGAGAACCCCCGGGCGAAGAAAAGGGTTAAAAAGAATGGCATCTGGGTAGATCAGGAGCAGAAAGTTATGCATGGGGACGTTCTGTATAAGATTCTCTGCACAATGCAACGGAAATATGGCGTTGAATTTCTGTTTTGTGACAAAAAAGACACCGGCAAAAGAATTTTGGAGATTCTGTCAAATGGATAAAGAAACAATTAAACAACAGAATAGCATGAGGGACGTCCTGAGCAGATATGGCATGGTTCCGAACAGAGCAGGGTTTATACAGTGCCCCTTTCACAGCGGCGACCGTACTGCATCCATGAAAATCTACAAAGACAGCTATTATTGTTTCGGCTGTGGTGCGACTGGTGACATATTTACATTCGTTCAGAACATGGATAATTGCGATTTTAAGACAGCATTTCAGATTCTTGGCGGGACATACCATAAACCTGATTTTTCGTCCAGAATGGCAATATATCACGCTCAAAAGCAAAAAGAAATGAGAGAGAAAGCAGAACGGAAGAAGAATGAAGAATTGCAGGAATGTTTGTCCGATATTGATTTTTACAGGTCTATTCTTGACAGAGTAAGGCCATTATCAGATGGATGGTGTGAAGCATGGAACAAATTACAGCTTGCATTATATAAGCATGGATTCATAACAGGATTGGAAGAAGGTGATTAAAGAAAATGGAACAGATTAACAAGCTCACATCAGAATCAATTCTGGAAGAAGAAGTGTTTAATGAGATATTCAAGCAAGAAGATGAAATTTACAAGGCACGTTTGACATTGACTCTTCTGGACAGAGCGAAAGAGCTTGGAGTAAAGAAGAAATTTGAGGATCTGTTAAAAGTCTACACAAAAGTACATAAGCAGATCCTTGAGAAAGAAAAGCAAGAGAAACCTGTATCCGCATTAAATCAATGGACAAATTTCTCTGATTGCGAATATGACCGCATGAAATGTCTTAACTGGATGGCAGATGATGAGGGAATCAGGATTTCAAATACAAATCCAGGATCACCGGATATTATAGCTTGTTATCACCCTATTCTTCCAATCGAACGAATGAAGAATCTGGAGACCGGGGAAGAACAGATAAAGTTAATCTATAAGAGGAATGATAAATGGTCAGAGGTTATTGTGCCAAAAACTATGGTTGCGTCATCCACTAAAATCGTTGGCTTATCTGCGCTTGGGATTTCAGTAACTTCAGAAAATGCGAAGTTTCTTGTGCGGTATCTGTCAGACGTTGAGAATGCAAATGACGATTATATCAACATTCAGTATTCCTCCAGCAAAATCGGGTGGATCAGGGATTATTTCCTTCCCTATGACAAGGATATTGTATTCGATGGAGATATGAGGTTCCGACAACTGTACGAAAGTATCAGCGTAAGTGGCAGCAGGACAGAATGGTATGAGCATGTGAAGAAGGTTCGTGCTACTGGAAGAATAGAACCGAAAATCATGCTGGCCGCAAGCTTCGCCAGTATTCTGATCAAACTGGTCGGTGCCCTTCCATTTTTTGTAGACCTCTGGGGAGAAACTGAGGGTGGTAAGACTGTGACGCTTATGTTAGGAGCTTCTGTCTGGGCGAATCCTGGCGAATCCAGATATATAGGAGACTTCAAGACAACAGATGTGGCCCTGGAAGCAAAGTCCGATATGCTTAACAATCTTCCATTAATTCTGGATGATACTTCAAAGGTGTCGGCTAAAATCCGAGATAATTTCGAGGAAATTGTGTATGACCTGTGCTCTGGAAAAGGAAAGAGCCGCTCCAACAAGGAACTGGGTGTTAATCGGGAGAATCGCTGGCAGAACTGCATTCTAACCAATGGTGAGCGTCCGCTTGCTGGATATGTCAGTCAAGGTGGAGCTATTAACCGAATTATTGAGGTTGAGTGTTCCGAAAAGATATTTGATGATCCACAGCTTACCGCAGATACTCTTAAAAAGAACTACGGATACGCAGGAATCGATTTTGTGAACGCAGTCAAGGAAATGTCCATTGATGATATAAAAGCCATGCAGAAGCATTTTCAGAGCCTTATACAGGATGATGATAAAATGCAGAAACAGAGTATATCAATGAGCATTATCCTGACAGCAGATAAAATCGCAACAGATCAGCTGTTCCATGATGGCCAGTACATTGACATTGAGACGGCTAAGAATCTTCTGACAGAGAAAGAAATGGTATCTGAAAACGAACGCGCTTACTGGTTCGTGCTTGATAAGATTGCCATGAACGGAATTAAATTTGATGATAACCCAGATATCAAGACAGAAAGATGGGGAATTATCGACAATGATCCGGTAGAAAAAACGTCAACTGCAATAATCTATAGCGCAGCGTTTGATGATTTATGCAAAATCGGAAGATTCTCCAGAAAAGCATTTTTGTCATGGGCTGTCAAGAAAGGACTTGTGGAAACCGACAGCAGAGGATATCCGACCAAAGCAAAAAAACTTGACGGAATTGTCACCAAATGTGTGTTCTTGAAAATTGTAGATGAAATTCCAAAAGGTTTTGTGAATTGTAATGATGATTTTGAGATTACAGACGATATTGTGTTTGATTGATAAACAATTCGTCCAAAAGGTAACCGGGTAACCTAGGTAACCTTTGATTCTGCATATATATATATGAGTATTTATATGTGCATATTGAGTATAAAAGTTTCCCTATATGAGAAAGTCAGGGTTACTCGGTTACTCGGTTACCTACCTGTAAAATCAATGGTTTACACGAATTAGTACGGTTACATCTCGGTTACTGTGGGTTACTTTATATTAAAATAATATAAATATATTATATTTATAAAATAAAATTAAATAGAGCGTATACAGTATATTGTATACAATATTCAAAGGAGACGGTAAAAATAAAAGTAGAAGCAAAGGATATTCCGTATATTCAAAAATTCATGACTGAATTCTGGAAAGCTATAAAAGATTTCTATTTAGTTGAACTTACAGACGAATATTCCAGGCAGGCCACTGATCGTCTGATAGAACTTGGAGAGTATGCGGAAATGTGCCCTGATAATAATGATAAACAGTTTATTAAGAATTGTCTAGTTGCTTTTAATAAGCTATTAGATTCTAAACAGAGAGGATTGATAAAGAATGTACAACACAAAGAACAGATATGAGCAGGGACAGGCTCTCAGAAAAGAAATATATATGTATATCGTCAGTTATATCAAACTGGTTGGATATGCACCGTCGATTACGGAGATTTCTGAAAAGGTAGATGCCGGGAGAGCTACGGTCTGGAAACATATCAATCAGTTGATTGATGATGGTTTACTCAGAACAAACCACCCCAGTACCGACAGGGCATATACTCCAGTTGGGTACGGAATAAGAAAGATAAACAAGGAGATAAAATGAAACTTTATGACATTGTTACAGCAGATGGTGAATTTGTAGAGCCCTTGACGCAAAGAGAAATTATGAATAAATTCGGACTTGCAAAATACAGATTCCGTACATTCTTGGATAACAGCTATCTGATTGACGGCAAATATTGGATAGATGACTCTGCCGAAGATATGCAGGTGACCAGAAACGGATGTCGGAAGATGTTAAAACAGTTTGATGCTTTAACAGAAAACATAAGGAGGGCTGTTGGATGGGAAAGTTAAAAATCAAGCAGAAAAAGAAAGCATTCATTCCGTATACGAATCAGCAGGCTCATATGTTTGCGCAGTCTATCCAGAACTGCCAGAAAGAATTAAAAGAGATGGAGATGAAAGCCTTTGATGATGGGTTCGAGGATGGAAAGAACTGGTCTGACGTGCTGAATTTTGTGATTTTGTTCTATGTAATGCACGAATTGCATGGATGGGGATGGAAACGCTACATGAAGTCCGTAAAAAGAATTAATAGCTACATCAATGATATTAATTCTGGGAAAACATCATTGTCTGAAATGGTTGATGATTTGGAAAAGAAGCATCACATTCAGATTTGTGATGATTATAAGGAGCTGATTGAGAGATATGGAGCGTAAAGCTGCGCCGGTGATTTATTTACAGAATAACGGGCAGGTACTTACATGGGGAAAGTGAGGATGACAAGAGGATGGTAATAGGAAAATTAAACCCGATAAATAAAGATGATTTAAAAGTCGGAGATGTGGTTGGAATTGCAAGAGAAATACGGTGCGGATGGGGAGCAAGTTTTAGGCACTTCATGGTGTATCCGGCAAAGATTGTACGCATAACTCCTAAACGAACCAAAATTGAAACCGACATTGGAGAATGCGATAAACATGAAGTGTTATACAAATACGATTCCGAAGCCATAAAAGAAAGCGAAATGGCAAAGAAATTTAAGGAAATCAAAGATGGTGTATATGCCATTGAAGATTTTAAGTCGAGCCGTGGGCTGAGAGTAATTAAAGACGAAGATTTAGATACACTGTCAGAACATATCAATGCAGTTGCTGAGATTTTAAAAAGATATGGAAAGTGAGGACACAATGAATAAATTAAAACCTTGTCCGTTTTGCGGAAAAGAGATAGATACAGAGAAAAATGTATACATTCCAGAAAGAGACTGGGCACCGTCTTTTTACGATCCTGACAGTGGGGGAAATCCAATAGCCATTCACTGTGAATGCGGATTAACATTTTGCACGGACACATGGGATTGGAAGGAAGCTGTTGAAATATGGAACAAAAGAGCAAACAAGGAGGACACGAAATGTTAATCAGAAGTCAGAATAAGGAAGTTTTAGTTGCATTTGAATTTTTACCCGATATCGAAGTTTCGGGTGGAGTAATAAGCGTAAGAAGAGATATAGGATGGTGTTGCTTGCTCGGAGAATATTCCACCAAAGCAAAAGCCATAAAGGTACTGGATATGATTCAGGAAGCATATGCGGACGCAGAGTTAATTCCAATGACAGTTCCGAATATTGGAAAGATGTTCCAAGAAGCGCCAGCGTCGAAAGAAAATGAACTTTTGGCTGAAGCTATTGGAAAAGCACTTACGAACAAAATGGTCTTTCAAATGCCAGAGGATAGTGAGGTGGAAGGATGATTACATTCTTATTAGGATTCACCCTTGGAACCATATTCGGAGTGGCTGGTCTTGTATGCGTAGCGATTATGTACGACAAACACCACCCAGACGAATAGAAAGGAGAACGGTATGCTGACAAGGAATAAAAAGCTGAAAGACTACGGTATTCCGGCAGAAGACATTGAAAAACTGAATGCGATGCTGAAAGGCTTTCCGGCAGAGTACGGATACCTGCTTTCCAGTGCTGCCTTGTCAGCTTGCCCGAAAAACACGGTGATAGCGGATATGGTTATTGAGAATATCCTACACCGGAAAAGTTACAGGAAAATCAGCAGAGAAAGATATATCCCGATGAACCCGAAGGACTTTTACGGATACAGGCGCAAGACCGTCGCTGTACTGTATGAGAGAATGCGGTTGTTGGGAGTGTGGGAGGATGAAAGATGAAAGAATATAGATGCCCAAAGTGCAATAGTAAAAACCTTTTTGTCAAGAAAGTTAGGAATAATACAGGATTGTATTGCGGGGATTGCGGTGCATGGATTAAATGGGTCGGAAAAAATGAGCTGAGAGTATTTGAATATTTAAACAGACAAAAACACGTAGACGATGCTAATAGTAAACAAGACGATATTGCAAACATCATTTACGGCATTCTCGATCATATGTATTGCGATAATTGCAGATTCAATAGCGAAATTAAAGAAAGTGATAATGGTGAATGGAACTGTGATGAATGCCACAGAAAATATAATGGATGGGGAATTTCCATGCAGGAAAGTAATAAAATTGCAAAAGAGATTTTAAAACAGTTAGGAGAATAGAATATGAGCAGACTGATTGATGCAGACAAAATAATTGACTCTCTTGGAAATTCGGATATGGATTTTGCAATAGGTGCAGTTATTGACGAACAGCCGACAGTTTTTGATGTGGACAAGGTCATTAGTGAATTGAAAAGAGATAAATTCATTGAATCAGAATGTATCTTGTCTGACGTACATCAAGGATATAATGCTGGGCTGAACAGAGCAATAGAAATTGTGAAAGGTGGTGGAGTTGAATGAGCAGATTAATTGACGCTGATAAATTAATCCAAGAAATGAGCGAATGGTATTGGGATAAAGAAAAGCAGAAAGCTGCGGAAAATGATGTTTCTCCGATGGATTTATTTACACATCTTGCAATTACAACTGTTCAAGAACAGCCGACAGCTTTTGACTCGGACAAAGTTGTGAAGCAGTTAAAAGATTTAAAAGCAATGTACTGGGTTTCAATTGCAAATACGGGAGATGAAAAGTTGGATGTTGCTTACGAAAAGGTAGGAAATGCATTGGACAGGGCAATAGAAATTGTAAAGGAGAATGGAGTTGAATGAGAGAAATTCTTTTCAAGGCAAAGAGGGTTAATAATGGCGAATGGGTTGAGGGATATTACCTAAGAGATCAATATCACATAGGTGGGAAGGACATTATTTTTTATCGGAAGGATTCAGATCGGTTTACAGTATATACCGATAGAATTGATATAGAAACCCTCTGCCAGTTCACGGGACTTTGCGACAAGAACGGGAAGAAGATTTGGGAGAATGACATTTTGATGGCGCACTTGGACGAATCTTATCCGGAAGATGTAACATATGAGACCGTTGAATGGAACGTTGCCGGATGGGTAGGGCACGAAACTGGTAGTGTAGACAGACAGTATCTTAATAAATTCGATCTGGAACATTATGAAGTAGTTGGGAATATTTTCAACAATCCAGAATTATTACAGGAGGAATCATGAGTAAATCAGTATTAGTGGTTGATACGCCGGAGAATTGCTATGATTGTCCATTTGGAACTGAATACTGCGGCGATTCTGAATATGAGGGATGCTGTGAGTTAGCTGAATGCTTAGATAGTGACATGAGACTCATAACAGAAGAGCATTATGATTGCGAAAGTAAATCAAGACCTGACTGGTGTCCGCTTATGGATTTGCCAGAGAAAGACAATGGAAATTATCCGGCTAATACATTTGATGCAGGATTTGTGGAGGGTTGGAATCAGTGCATTGATGAGATTGCAGGAGGTGAAGTAGATGATTGATTTAGCGAATAAATGCGTATTAATCAGAACGTATGAAGAGTATGAAAATATTCTGAAAGTAGCAAAGAAACAGGGATATAGATGGTACGGCGGAAAAGAAGCGTATCCATATCCCTTTGAAGAGCAGCAGATCCCGGATATATTAAAGTTCTATGGCAATAAAGAACTAACAAGAAATGCCGACCTTGCACCGGGATATGAATTAGTAAAAGCATCAGACGTAATTGAATATGAGAAGGAGCTCGAAGAGGCTATAAGACTTGCTAGAATATTTGTTAAAAACCCAGACAGAACATTGATTGACTCGCTTATTAAGTCCTTAAAGTTGCTTGCAGATACCGTAGAAAGTCAGATGAAAGAGGTGAAGTAGATGGTTGATTTAAGAAATACATGTATCTTGGTTAAGACAGAAGAAGAAAATGAAATGCTTCTCAAAGAAGCTGAGAAACAGGGATTTCATTGGTATTCGAAAGGCAATTGTAAACCATTGCCAGGACAACATTTTCCAGATATTTTAAAATTTTGTAATAACAAAGATGTGGTGCACAGCGTACGTATCGGAGTAGAGTGTGATGCTTTCTACGAAGCTTCAGAACTCCTCGGGACAAAAGAAATGACGGCAAGAGAGTTTGTTAATCGTATTGCAGATATACGCAATTGTAGAGGATGTAACTGTTCAGAATGCGTATTGAGTGAAAGCAATACTAGGTGCAAGAAGCATTTGTGTGATATATGTGATTGGAAAGATAATATAGATGAAGTTCTTGAAATTGCAAAATCAATAAGACTTACAGCCCCTTCACCCGAAGAGAAAGCAATTAGCACGATTGAGAAATTTATCGAGAATCCAGATCATGTAGTAGTAAATGATGAATTTGTAGAATCTTTGAAGCTGGCAGTTGAGAAGTTGAAAGAGGTGAATTAGATGGAGAGATTAACACTTGACGATATGATAAAGGCACTTAAATGTGTTGCCAGCCAGGATACTGTAGGCGATTGCTATGCAGGCCACGAAAATTTCATGCATAGGCATGATAAGAATAAACATAAACGCATTGTCTGTGGAACTGGCGAGGATTTAAGAGATTATATCGGCGGGAAGGAAGCGGTTGGATGCCCGTATTATCAAAATACTTATGGATGTTGTTTTGAAAATGGGGAATTATCTTGGTTGAAAGATGTTGCAGAACTGCTGAAAGAACTTAAATCTTACAAAGATGCAGAAGAACAGGGTTTGCTTGTGAGATTGCCGTGTAAGGTTGGAGATACGGTTTATAGAGTGAATGCCGGAGCCAAGCAACCGATTATTCCAATGACTGTTTCAGAAATTCATTTTCTCTGTTACAAAAATGAACGTGTTGTAAGGTTTGACGCAATAAGTAAAGGAGATATGGGAGAAATTTGCTACCGTTTAGAAGATATTGGAAGAATAGTATTTCTCACCCACGAGGAAGCTGTGAATAAGTTGGAGGAGATGAAAAAATGACAATCGGAAAAAGAATTAGAGAGGTGCGTTTGCAAAATGATATGTCTCTCAGAGATTTTGCAGAACTTATCGAAGTTACTGATACCGCAGTCATGGAATGGGAGAAAGGAATCAGCAATATTCCGTTTGTGTGTGCGATAGAGATTGCTGACCGATTCGATGTGAAATTAAATTGGTTAGCCGGATTGGAGGATTAACATGAAACCAGAAGAAGCAATTAAAATCTTGCAGAAACGTATTAGCTTAACTAAAAGGGTCTGGTCGAATGTACCAGAAATTATTGAGTACCGTGAAACATTAGAATTAGCAGTTAAAGCGTTAGAAAATCAGACCCCAATGAAACCAAATAACATGAAAACTATTTTCGATTTTTCCGGCAGATACTATACGACAAAGGGAAATTGCCCAGTTTGTAACAGAGAGGGACTTTTTAAAGCGGATATTTATTGCAACAAGTGCGGACAGAAATTAGATTGGGAGGAGTGAAATAAATGAATCTTAGAAAAGCTACACTAACCGACTATGGAGTGCCGCCGGATGATATACCGGCACTTCAAAGTCATTTCAGACACCTTGACGAGAATGACAAATATAATCTTCTGCAAGTATCAATCAAATATGCACCAGGTATAGAAACGCAGATATACGACAGCATAGTGAACTGCATAGGATACCGGACTATGGAACGATTCCGAGATATGCCAGTATCCGAAAATGATTTCTACGGATACAAGCGCAAAACTATGGCAGAATATTATCACTTGGCAAAATTGACCGGAAGATTATAAAATTGATAAAAACTAAAAGTGGTGTAGAGGTACATAACCCCTAGTGTGGTATTATAGTATATATAACTATAGCTATACTGGGGGTTTTTGAATTGAGGTGATGATATGGCGAACTTAAAAGCAGTTACAAGAAAACTTCAAAAAGCTATATTATCCACCGGATTAATTATAAAAATTGGAACGTCACAATTTTACAGTAAAGAACAGGAAAGATTAATTACTCTTACCATAATCTCAACGCCCACACTTCATTTGACCAAAAGAAAAGAATGGAAAGATTGTGATTATGAAATATTACGAACTGCATCCCAGTATGATGTAGTCATGTGCCTTAAAGAAATATGGGAGGCGGTCAGAAAATGAGGATAGACAGAGGTGATTAGATGGACTTAACGCCTAAACAGAAAGCGTTTGCAGATGAATATATAAAGAATGGCGGGAATGCATCTGACGCCGCGAGAAAAGCTGGATATAAGAAAGCCCCGGAACAAGGATGCGAGAACTTAAAGAAACCTCATATTTCTGCATATATAGCCGAAAAACAGTCTCTCATCGAAAAACAAAAAGGCACTGATATCATGTCTCTGGCAGAAATCCAGCAACGCCGTTCCATGATCGCAAGAGGTGAACTGACTGATTCATTCGGATTTGCTCCGGACTTCTCCGACCAGCTAAAGTCCATGAATGATCTGGAAAAAACACTTGCGATAAAAGAAGCCAGAGAAGAACAGCGGAAAGCAGAAGAAAAAGCCAGATTACAAAGTGAATATCATATTGATCTGGATATTGTCCCGGACGTATTTCATAAAATGATTAGAGATATCCGGAAAAAGAAACATAGCGAGTATATTCTCCCTGGTGGACGTGGTTCCATGAAGTCCTCAACTATATCTCTGATTATACCGGAACTGCTGAAGAATAATCCAAATATGCACGCCTTGATTCTTCGAAAAGTCGGGAACACAATAAAAGATTCTGTTTACGCTCAGATGAAATGGGCTATTGATAAATTGGATCTAAATGAGGAATTTACCTGTAAAGTATCTCCCATGGAGATTACATATAAGCCTACTGGGCAGAAGATATACTTTCGTGGTGCTGATGATCCATTAAAGATTAAGTCTATCAAGCCAGAGTTTGGATATATCGGAATAGTCTGGTTTGAGGAGCTAGACCAGTTCGCGGGTCCGGAAGAGATACGAAATATTCAACAGTCTGCAATTCGTGGCGGTAATGAAGCGTATAAGTTTAAATCATTCAACCCGCCGAGGAGTAAGAATAACTGGGCAAACGAATATACGGCAGAAGCAGAAGAAAAAGATGATAGCGCACTGGTTGTGCATAGCACATATCTTGATCTTGGCATTGAACAGGAATGGCTCGGAGATATATTCCTTGCAGATGCTGAACATCTAAAAGAAGTAAATACAGACGCTTATGACAACGAGTATTTAGGAAATGCCAACGGAAATGGTGGAAATATCTTTGAATACATCGAAGAAAGAACTATTACAGACGAAGAAATTAGCCACTTTGACAGAATCTATCAGGGCAATGACTGGGGATGGTTCCCGGATCCGTATGGATTTATCAGACTATATTATGATTCTGCCAGAGAAACCATATATTTCATTGACGAGATATATGAAAACAAGAAATCAAATGAATGGACTGCAAAAGAAATTAAACGGCGTGGCTACGATGATTACACGATCACAAGTGATAGCGCAGAGCCTAAGTCAGTAAATGATTACAGAGATTTCGGATTGCCTGCTAGACCAGCAATTAAAGGGCCGGGAAGCATTGAATACTCCATGAAGTGGCTACAAAGAAGAAAGCTCGTGTTTGACCCTGCCAGAACTCCGAATGCAAGGAAAGAGTTTAAAAAGTATGAATACGAGCGAGACAAAGATGGAAATATCATCAGCGGCTATCCGGATAAGGATAATCATCTGATTGACGCAACCAGATATGCCACAGAATCAATGTGGACCAGACGAGGTAACAGTGCATAATGGGACTTATAACAACACTAAAAAGGTGGTTTAACATGATATTCAAAAAACAAGCCGAAGAGGATTTTAATATCCAGGCGGCAGAATTTCCAGAGATGGAAGCGCTGATCAACCGGTGCGCGAACATTTACAGGGGAGTTCCGGAATGGTTAGATGATAAGAATAACATCAAGACGATTAATTTTGCTAAATCTGTGTGTTCAGAAACAGCACGGCTCGCAACATTGGCGATCGGCATTCAGATAGATGGTTCTGCTAGGGCGGCATGGTTACAGGAGCAGATTGACAAAGTATACTTCCAGATCCGGCACTGGGTAGAATATGGCTGTGCTTATGGAACGGTATTCATTAAGCCAAATGGTGAGAGCCTTGATGTATTTACACCGGCAGATGTGATGATCGTGGATTATGACAATCAGGAAATCAAAGGGATTATATTTAAGGACTCTTATACTGTTGGTAGAAAATACTACACAAGGCTCGAATATCACAGGTTTGTTGAGACAACAGTGGACGGAGTGACAACCTATCCGTACTACGTTTCTAATAGAGCCTATGTATCAAAATCCTCTCAGTCAATCGGAGACAAGATTGACCTTAAACAGACCAAATGGGCTGACCTAATGGCAGACACGCCGCCAATCCTCAAGGCAAACGGCGAGAAGCTGGACGGACCGTTGTACGGAATGTTGCGGACACCGCAGGCGAACAATGTGGATATCAGTACACCACTTGGACTTCCAATATTCGCAGAAGCTATCGAAGAGCTGAAAGACCTTGACATTGCATATAGCAGAAATGCCGGAGAAATTTTTGATTCGCAGAAGATAGTTCTGGCAGATGACAGATTGCTGATGCCAAGCGGTACACCTGTAGCAGCCATGTCGCCACAGGGTATGGAGAACAGACGTAATGAGATGAACTTACCGCACTTTGTCAAGAATGTATTCGGACAGGACGAGAAAGAATTTTATCAAGAAATCAATCCGATTCTCAACACAGATACCCGTATAAGCGGAATAAATGCCATTTTAAGCCAGTTAGGATATAAGATTGGATTCTCCAACGGGTACTTTGTTTTCAACGAATCTAGCGGCATTCAGACGGCTACAGGAGTAGAAGCGGAACAGCAGAGGACAGTGCAGTTTATCAAGGATGTAAGGGATAAGTTGGAGTCTTGCCTAGATGAAGTTATTTACGCATTGAACGTTTACGCTGATCTGTACGGGCTTGCACCGGTTGGGGCTTATGAAGTCAATTACGACTTTGGCGATATTCTGTATGTACGTGAAAACGATCGTGCAAGATGGTGGCAGTATGTGACTACTGGCAAGGTTCCGGCATGGATGTATTTCGTAAAGTTTGAAGGAATGACTGAGGAAGAAGCTAAAGCAATGGTTAAAGAAGCCCAGCCAGACGAACCAAAACTGTTTGGAGATGAGTAATTATGTTAAGCCCAGAGTATTTACGCCAGATAACAGAAGGAAGTGAACAGATTGCAGAGGAACTACATCAGTACATTGTCGGAGAAATTGTATCCAGAATGATGACGCGGATCGGCAGAGGCGAGAAGTATATACTAACCAATGCCGATGCTTGGAGAATTCGGACATTGCAAGAATCCGGTGAGCTGTTAGAAGATATTCTGTCAGAGCTGTCTAAATATACTAAGCGGCAGCAGGAAGAGCTAAGAGAGACGTTTGAAGATGCCGGAATCGCTGCTCTCGATTATGATGACAAGATATACAAGGCGGCAGGATTAAGCCCTGTACCGCTCGAACAGTCGCCAGCTATGATAAGGCTCATGGAACGAAATATGCTTGCGACTATGGGCGAGTGGAAGAACTTCACAAGAACGACTGCAAGTGCCGCTCAGAGACTCTATATCGAACAATGTGACCTTGCATATAACCATGTGATGACTGGAGCAGTTGGCTATACGCAAGCCATCAAAGAGGCGGTTAATAACGTTGTGAGTGATGGTGTTACGGTCACATATCCATCCGGCAGAAAAGACACGATTGAAACAGCAGTAGCACGTTCTGTCAGAACTGGTGTGGCTCAGGCTACGGGAGATATATCCTTAAAGCGCATGGAAGAAATGGAATGGGATTTAGTTCTGGTCAGTGCGCACATAGGAGCCAGAACAGGTGACGGCGGTGAGAATCCGGGAAATCACGCATGGTGGCAAGGCAAGATATACTCTCGTTCTGGCAAGAGCAAGAAATTTCCACCGTTCTCATTGACTGGATATGGAACGGCAAGCGGACTGTCAGGAGTTAACTGTCGGCATAGCTTTGGGGCAAGTGACGGGGAATTTAATCCTTATGCAGAACTATCAGCACAGGACAAAGCCGACAAAGGAAAACAGCACGAAAAAGAACAGCGGCAACGTACTTATGAGCGAAGAATCCGCAAAACAAAACGTGAAGTCCTTGGAATGCAAGCGGCGGTTGATAACTGCAAGGACGAACAGGCAAAATTCGCATTACAACAAGACCTTGACAGGAAGTCTTATCTTTTACAGAAACAAAATGCTGCATACAAAGATTACTGCAAAGACAATGATCTAAGAGAGCTGCAAGACCGGCTCATGATCGCTAAATGGAACCGCCAGAATGCTGCAAAATCCAGAGGAGCGGCAAAGAGATATAAAACAGCAAAGGGGATTGACTGATGGATAGATGGGAATATTTCAATCCTAATCCTGTTAAGGACAAGAGAACGGGAGATTGCGTTGTCCGGGCAATATGTAAGGCAACCGGGCTTGATTGGGAAACGGTTTTTACCGGATTAATGATACAGGCATGCGCTCTGTCAGATATGCCAAGCGCAAATTATGTCTGGGGAGCGTATCTCTACAAGCATGGATACAGACGCAAACTAATTGAGCAATCAGAACGGTATATCTATACAGTCAGCGACTTTTGCACAGACCATCCGACAGGTACGTATATTCTCTGCATAGATGGTCATGTAGTGACGGTACAAGAGGGCAAATATTTCGATACATGGAATAGTGGTAATGAGATCCCGGTATATTACTGGGAAAAGGAGTAGCTAAATGAGCATATCAGAATTTGTACAGATTTTCCTCTCTATCTGCGGAGGAGTGTCCATTGTCGGAGGGGCGGCAGCCGTAATCTTTAAATGGATTACCCCGGCATTCCGGCTTAATAAGCGAGTAGAGACACTGGAAGAACATGATAGACGAGATTATGAAAGTCTTCGGAGAATCGCAGAACGAGACTCATTAATTCTGGAAGTATTGTCAACAATGTTGGACAGTCAGATCAGCGGGAATAACGTCGAGGAATTAAAAAAAACAAAACAGAAGCTTACAAATTATCTTGCGCAGAATCAACGTTAGCATTAGTAAGGGGTATGCTCATGAAATTATATGTGTTCACAAAGAAAGATATAGACAGGTTCTTGACAGAGTGCAATTTTACGCCGGACGAAGAAAGACTGTTCCGGCTGAGATGTCAGGAGCGCACTCTTGAATACTGCGCTGAGCAAATGAACGTGAGTGTATCTACAGCGAAGCGATTAAGCCGGAGGGTGAACAATAAAATAATTAAAGTGTGTTGATACTTTTTGGATACTAATTAGAGCCAGAAACGACCTGTTTCCGGTTCTTTTTTTATGTAAAAATATAATCAGAAAGGCGGTGTATAAGATGGCATTATATAACAATCCTTATCAATATAGCTTTGGCGTTCCGGGGCAAATGAACCAGTTCCAGCAACAGCCTGTCCAGATTCCAGCTCAACCAGTACAGCAACCACAGCAGAATAATAGCGGTATCCTGTGGGTATCCGGCGAAGTCGGCGCAAAATCCTATCTGGTAGCACCCGGGACAAGTGTTTTACTAATGGACAGCGAAAGTGAAAAGTTCTACATAAAATCCACAGACGTTTCCGGTATGCCACAGCCACTGCGGACGTTTGAATACCATGAAATAGGCACTCAGATGCCACCTAAACAGCCTGTTCAGAACATGGACAGTAAGTACGTCACACGACAGGAATATGACGATTTAAAGGGCAAATACGAAGCTATCATAAACCGATTAAATTCTTTTTCTGAACCTGTTAGGGCTAATACCGTACAGGAATCAGCAATCAAGGGAGGAAATGCAGATGAGTAATCCATTATTTAATGCCCTCGGTGGTGGGACACCGCAGGGAAACGGACCAATGCAGATGATACAGCAGTTCATGCAGTTTAAGCAGAATTTTAAAGGAGATCCGAAAGCAGAAGTTGAGAAAATGCTACAGTCTGGAAGGATTTCACAGCAACAGCTTAATCAGGTTCAGCAGATGGCAGGGCAGTTCCAGCACATGTTGAAAGGAATGAAATAGTACATTACAATCTGGCCAGATTGATGTAAATACACAATAAAGGAGATTATATTATGGATGGAAATTATAGCTTAGCAGATATTGCCGCTGCTACTGGAAATGGTAGAAATAACGACGGCATGTTTGGTGGAGATGGCGCATGGTGGCTTATCGTGCTTTTCTTGTTCGTATTTTGTGGATGGGGAAACAACGGCTGGGGCAATAATGGCAACGGCGGTGGATATGCAGCCACAGCAGCTACTCAGGCAGACATCCAGAGAGGATTTGACAATTCCGCTGTGATTAGCAAACTTGACGGAATCAATAACGGTCTCTGTGACGGATTCTATTCAATGAACAATGGTATGCTTACCGGATTCAACGGAATCAACACAAACATCATGCAGACTGGTTTCGGCATTCAGCAGGCTATTAACGCTGACACTGTAGCAAATATGCAGAATACCAATGCACTCCAGGCACAGCTTGCGAACTGTTGCTGCGAAACCAGAGAAGCAATTCAGGGCGTAAACTACAACATGGCACAGAATACCTGTGCATTGCAGAACACCATGAACAGTAACACAAGAGACATTATCGACAGCCAGAACGCCGGAACAAGGGCAATCCTTGATTACCTGTGCAACGAAAAGATATCTAACTTGCAGGCTGAAAACAATGACCTCAGACGCGCTGCTTCTCAGGATCGCCAGAGTGCATTGCTCACAACTGCAATGGCTTCACAGACACAGCAGCTTATTAATGCGATTAATCCGGCACCGATCCCGGCATATCAGGTTCCTAACCCGAACACATATTACGGATGCGGATGTAACACCGGATGCAATTGTTAATAACTTCATATCGAGAGTATCTTTCGACTGATTCGAATGTCGGCTTATGCCGTATTACACAGAGGGGCAGGCTGAGACCTGTCCTTTTGTGATATGAAAGGGGTAAAAATTATGGCAGAATTTACGAATGTAGCTGCTCAGACCGTAGCAGCAAAAGGGAATGTAGTATTTTCAAACGTGGCAGTTAAAGGTTCTAACTGCATTCAGCACAGAGAGGGAAGTGGAATCATCACTCTGAGAGGGCTTACTAACCAGTGCAAGGCTAGATTTTTCGTGGACTTCTCTGGTAATATCGCGATTCCAACAGGCGGTACAGTTGAAGCTATCTCTTTGGCAATTGCAATCTCTGGAGAACCAGTATTATCTTCTCAGATGATTTCCACACCGGCAGCAGTAGATCAGTATAATAATGTGTCCTCTGGCATCTATATTGATGTACCTCGCGGATGTTGCGTTAATATCGCAGTAGAAAACACAAGCGATCAGGCTATTTCTGTTGCGAACGCAAACATTGTTGTGACCAGAGAAGCATAGGAGGTGTGATTATGAGAGACATTAAAGACTTATGTGCAAGAATTGAAGACGAACTGTCCAAAATCGCTGATAATGGACTGACCACTGGAAATCTGGAAATGACATATAAGCTGATTGATATGTACAAAGATATCAAGAACACGCAGTACTGGGATAAGAAAGCGGAGTATTACAACGCTGTCCTTGATGAGATGCGTGGCGACTACAATGACGATTACAGCGAACGTGGAAGAAAACGTGACAGTATGGGGAGATACAGCGCAAATGACGGCAGAATGATGCCAGATTACGACAGAGGTAGTTCTTATGCCAGGCGCGGTGAACATTATGTAAGAGGGCATTACAGCCGTTCTGACGGGCGAGACGCTTACGATGATTATATGACGCAGAAACAGAGCTATCGTTCCGGCAAGTCTGAGGACTGCAAGAGGAAGATGCTTGCCGCTCTGGAAGAACATCTGGACGAACTTACAACAGAAATGAGCGATATGTCTAAAGATGCGGAGTGCCGAGAGGAACGTGATCTTGTCAAGAGATACGTGGAAAAACTTCGCGATATGCTCTAAAAACGCAAAAAGTGGTAGAGAGGTAGTTAAAATAAATCTGTTATAATATAATTGTGCAGCAGGAAGCACAAGTAAAACGGTTGTTTTGACATTTTCGTTTTAATCCTCCTTTCTTTAATTTAGTAGCTGGTGCGCACGCTTTAATGGAAAGTTAAACAGGTTCGAATCCTGCCGTGCGTATTTGTCATCTGGCACGCAAGATGGCTCACCTCCTTGATTAAGGTTTTTGTTATTCATACTTTTCTTTAAAAAAGAAATAAATATCCGAAACAACTCGTGGCAGGCATAACACGTTAAATACCTTGCTAACCCGGGAATCCGGGTTATGTGGAATGTACGCTAGTGGAAAACTGACAGAGTCGCTCTCTGGTCTCCGGTTCGATTCCGGGCGTTCCGCTTTGATTCGGTTAAAATTATGCTGTTTGTTTGCAGGCGGTCTATGATTTAGCTGAGTCACAACATCATGATACTAAAAAGGTTATTGCTGTAAAAATCCTAAAGGTTGACGAACCTAAAAAGCATACTGAGGGCCTTCTGGTGAAAATCAACTCAGTTGCACTGTCAACTGGTCGTTAAAGGCGGCGCGGAATGTAGCTCAGTGGTAGATCGCACTGCAAATGTGAGGTCGCAGGTTCGATTCCTGCCTTTCCGATTACCCTGCCAGTGGTCTAACTGGCTTAATCCATTTACCTGCGGCGGCAGGTCAATAAACACGACCAGGAGGATGTTATGCAGAAACTTATTGACACATTAAAATCATTTGGAATTGAAATCCCGGAAGATAAACAGGCAGATGTGAAGAAAGCACTCTCTGAGCATTACAAGAATGCTAAAGAAGTAGCGAAAACTCTGACAAAAGTCGAGGGTGAACGTGATGACTGGAAAGAACGTGCTGAGACAGCAGAGGAAACCTTAAAAGGCTTTGATGGTATCGACCCGGCGAACATTCAGACAGAGCTTGCTGAATGGAAGAAAAAAGCCGAGGATGCAGAAAAAGAGTTTAATGCAAAAATCTACGACCGTGATTTTTCAGATGTACTCAAAGCGGCACTCGATGATGTTAAATTTTCAAGCGAAGCGGCAAAGAAGTCTGTTATGGCAGACATCAGGGAAGCAGGATTGAAGCTGAAAGATGGTAAAATTCTCGGACTGAACGACCTGATTGAGCAGATGAAACAGTCTGACGCATCCGCTTTTGTGGATGAATCTCAGCAACAGGCTCAGCAGAATCAGGCAAGATTCACCACTCGCGTTGGGCAGCAGCAGACACCGGGAAGCATGACGAAGAAAGATATTGAAGCGATCAAAGACCCGTCCGAGAGACAGGCTGCAATTGCTCAGAATATCCAGTTATTCCAGTGATTTTTTACACCGACTATACGACAGAGTATAGCCGCTAACCCAATACCTTAATAGTTATGGGTAGAAAGGATTTTTTATATGGCAGCAAAAGCTAATCTTATTATGAGTAATGATATTCAGGTCACAGCACGTGAGATTGACTTTGTAACCAGATTTGAAAGAAACTGGCGGCACTTACGTGATATTCTGGGCATCATGAGACCTATCAAAAAACAGCCGGGTGCTGTACTCAAGTCCAAATACGCAGAAGGTACTTTACAGAGCGGAAATGTTGGTGAGGGTGAGGAAATCCCTTACAGCAAGTTTACTGTAAAAGAAAAGACCTATGCGGAAATGACTATCGAGAAGTATGCAAAGGCTGTATCTATTGAAGCAATCAAGGATCACGGTTACGAGAACGCTGTTCAGATGACCGATGATGAATTCCTTTTCCAGCTTCAGACTGACGTTACCGGCAGATTCTATGATTATCTGAAAACTGGTACGCTTACTTCCACAGAAACAACATTCCAGATGGCTCTGGCAATGGCTAAAGGCCGAGTTGAGAACAAATTCAAACAAATGCACAGAAATGTGGCTGGCGTTGTTGGATTTGTCAACATTCTGGACGTATATGAATACCTCGGAGCAGCTGAGATCACTATTCAGAACCAGTTCGGATTCCAGTACATGAAAGACTTTATGGGATTCAATACAATCTTTTTACTGTCTGACAGTGAAATCCCGAGAGGACAGGTTATCGCTACTCCTGTTGAGAACATCGTACTTTACTATGTAGACCCGAACGAATCTGATTTCGCAAGGGCGGGGCTTGTATACACCGTATCTGGCGAGACAAACCTGATCGGATTCCATACACAGGGTAACTACCACACAGCAGTGTCCGAAGCGTTCGCAGTTATGGGACTTACTCTTTTTGCGGAGTACATTGATGCAATCGCAGTAATCACCATTGATGAAACACCAACGCTTGGTACTCTGACAGTAAATTCCGTGGCTGGGACAGAGAGCGGTGATACAAAAATCACTGTAAATCCGGCTAAAGAAAATGCTGGCAATGTGTACAAATACAAAGTTGCAACAGACGCAGTAACTGTTGGATATGGACAGAACCTCAGAAATTGGACTTCTTGGGACGGAAAAGCTGACATTAAGGCAACAACCGGACAGAAGATCACAGTGGTTGAGTGCGATGGAACATACAAGGCACTGAACGCCGGAAGCGCAAGCGTAACAGCGAAATCATAAATGCAGGAGGTAACTGGCATGGCTTATGCAGATTATAAATTCTATACAGAATCATTCGGCAATGTCGTGCCAGAAGCCGACTTCCCACGGGTGGCAGAAAGAGCCAGTGATTTTGTGGACACAATGACGTTTGACAGGTTGGTGGACGGACTGCCGACAAACGAACGCTCTCAGAAGCGTATCAAAAAGGCGGTCTGTTCATTGGCTGAATTAATGTATCAGATTGAGCTTGCTGAAAGGAATGCTACTAATGTCGCTGTGAGCGGTACGTCAACCGCAATCGGGTCCGGTGGTAGCACGACAGGCGTTGTAACATCTGTATCTTCTGGCAGTGAATCCATCTCTTACGCAACACCTCAGCAGATTGGAGTAAGTGCAAAGGAATGGAGTGCGGTGTATGCCGCCGCTGGGGACGTACAGAAAACGAACGACTTACTTCTTAAGACAGCTTTACCGCTTCTGATGGGAGTAAGGACAGATGATGGAATACCAGTATTGTATGCAGGAGTGTGAATATGAAGTTTAGAAAAAAGCCTGTTATCATTGAAGCATTTAAATATGATGGTGATCTGAAAGACCGGAACGGCTTGTTTTACGTTCCGTTTTGGGCGCAAGAAGCTTATAAAAAAGGCATTATGTATTACGGCGCAGAAACTTGTGATTTACCTCCGTGTGAGCTGTATATCGAAACATTAGAGGGAACACATCATGTTTCTGTTGGAGACTATGTTATCCAGGGTGTAAACGGAGAACTTTATCCGTGCAAGCCGGATATTTTTGAAAAAACTTATGAGGAGGTATCTGAATGATGGACATTTCAACATTAGGCTCATGTGTGGCAATCGTTATGATCTGCTACATCGTGGGAATGGGCTGTAAGGCATCAAAAAGAATCTCTGATGAATGGATTCCAGTGATCATGGCGGTTATTGGTGGGATTCTTGGAGCAGTCGGAATGGGAATTATCCCGGATTTCCCGGCAACGGATTATATCACGGCAGTTGCAGTCGGTATGTTTAATGGACTGTCGGCCACTGGTGTGAATCAGGTTATTAAACAGACAGTGCAGAAAGAATAATTAAGGAGAGGGTATCATGTATTCATCTAAAATTACACTTTTCAACTATTACGAAAGTGCCACGACAGGAGATGCGTACTGGTATCCTCATGTTTTATCTGGTGTCGACCTTATTACCGATAAAGGAGCAATCCTTAAGAAGTACGGACCAGATGCAACAGACAACGCACAGTTGCACGTACGCTATACTGTCCAGAACGGTGATATAACCATTGCTGACAGGAATGGTAAGATTCTCCCATGGGTGCCACCTAAGGAGTGGAAAAGACAGATTAACAATGCTCTGGAAGATACTATTACATTCTCAGAGGAATCGTTTTTCTGGGAGGGTGAGTGGACTGGTGGAACAGTCACTGATGGTGATTACAGAAATGGATTCTATCAGTACATGAATGAGAATAAGGATAATGTGTTTAAGATTACCAGTGTTGGCGGTCCGTATACGCTGATTCCACACTTTGAGATTTTGGGTAAGTGATATGAGTAAAATTCATCATTTCAAAGGATTCTCCATAGTCGATGGAGATATGAAAATCAAACTGAATATGGACAGGTTCTCAAGGCAGTATCAAGAAGCCCAGTATCTCCTTGATGGAATGGTTATGGACAGTATGGTGCCGTTTATGCCGATGATTACAGGGGACTTTATCAACCGAACAAGAGTTGAGAGTACATCCTTACAAGGAACTGGGAAAGTATGCGCGGCGGCGGCTCCTTATGGACGTTTTCTGTACGAGGGGAAAGGAATGGTTGATGAAGCAACTGGAAGTCCCTACGCAAGACGTGGAGCAAAGAAAGTTCTCGTTAGTCAGTTTTCTGGTCGGACAGCCGCAAAGGAAAATCTTGAATACACCAAACAGGCTCACCCACGGGCACAGGCAAAGTGGTTTGATGCCGCTAAACGGCAATATGGTGACACATGGGTTCGCAAAGTAAAAGCACAGGCAGGAGGTGGCAGGCATAGCAGATAAACCTATCGGAAAAGACGCAACCGGATACGAAATTCTGACAGATGCCATGAAAGCACTTCTGAACCAGTATCCGGGACTGTATGAAAATGAAACAATCAAGTTTGAAGAACTTGGCAAGGAATCAGGAATTGCGTTCTCGGCAGATAATGGAGCTTTGATTTATTCAGAAAAAGAAGATGTTTGTGGCGTAATGCACCAGGTATGCCAGTACCCATTTTACGTGGTATATCGCACAGCATCTGACAAAGAAAGGCAGAAACTATCTGTTCAGAAGTTCCTTGACAATCTCGGTAAATGGATATGTCGAGAACCAGTTGTCATAAATGGCTCTGAGACACGTTTAAATGCGTTTCCCGAGCTTTCACAGGGGCGAGTGATAAAACGCATCACTCGTGACAACTCCTATGGTTTAGAGCCACAGGAGAGTGGCGTACAGGATTGGTTGTTACCATTGTCGGTGCGCTACGAAAATACTTACGAAGCAATATAACAAGTAACAACCGGCTATCAATTGGAGATAGTCGCTAACCTACACAGCCTTTTAAAGTTATAGGCAGAAAGGACATTTCTATGCCAGTTACAGGAAAAATTGACCGTAAATATATGGCTCATTATATCGACGCAGGCTCCCTCTGCGGAGGACTGACACCGAAGTATGAACGTCTTGGAAAAGATCTGGAAGAGTACAATGTTGAACTCAATCCAGACACCGAAACCTCTAAAAACATTCTTGGAGAATCCACATTCAAACATAACGGCTACGAAGTTTCTTCTGACGCTGATCCATTCTATGCAGACACTACTTCTGATCTGTTTACAGCATTACAGAAGATTGTAGATGGACGTCTCAAAGACGATAACCTCAAAACAAAAGCAGTTGAGGTTCACCTTTGGACAGAAGCCACAGCAGGCAAGTATGAAGCATATCAGCAGGACTGCTACGTTGTGCCGACCTCCTACGGCGGTGATACATCTGGCTATCAGATTCCGTTTACCGTCAATTATACCGGCGAACGAGTAAAAGGAAAATTTGATATCAGTTCCGGCACATTTACAGCTGACAGCGAATAATTTTTAGGAGGGTATAGAAAATGGCAAAGACAATTAATACAAACATTGATGATGGATTTCTTCTTTTCACATTCACAAACAAACAGGGTGAAGTGTTTTCTTCATTCAAGTTGAACCCTACTGATATTAACGTTGCAGCAAGAGCGGAAGAATTGGAAACTTTCTTTGAGCAGGCTCAGGAATCTGTTAAAAATGTTTCTTCCAGCAAAGAGATGGCGGAGATTAATAAGCAGATTGAGGACAAAATCAATTATATGCTCGGATACGAAGCATCTAAGGATTTATTCAAAGAACCAATTACCGCAACAACTGTTTTTGGAAATGGTCAGGTGTTCGCCTATATCGTTCTGGACAAAATCAATGAAGCACTTACACCAGAAATTGAAAAAAGAAAGAAAAAAATGCAGGAAGTAGTCAATAAGTACACGGAGAAGTATACAAAATGACCGCCTATGAGTTACCCACCTCACTAAATATCAGTGGGGTGGATTTTTCTATCAGAACGGATTTTCGAGTGATTATAGATATTCTCATAGCCATGAATGACCCAGAACTGGATGAACAGGCGAAAGCTGTTGTTATGTTACAGATTCTGTTTGAGGACTGGCAAAGCATACCCCCAGAACATCTTACAGAAGCTTGTCAGAAAGCTTGCGAGTTTATTGACTGCGGTCAAGTTGACGATAGTCCGAATAAACCTAAACCCCGCTTGATGGACTGGGAACAGGACGGAGATATGATCGTGCCGGCTGTAAACAAGGTTGCTGGTAAAGAAATCAGATCAGTACCTTATATGCACTGGTGGACGTTCTTTGGATATTTCATGGAGTCTGGCGAGTGCCTTTTTAATACCGTAGTTGGAATTCGTTCAAAAAAAGCAAAGGGCGAAAAGCTCGACAAGTGGGAAAAGAAATTCTATCAGGAAAACAAGAATATTATTGACATAAAAACACGTCTCAGCGATGAGGAGCAAGCTTATAAAGATAAGCTGAATGAGATGTTGAACCTCAAATAGTTAGGAGGTGGACGCATGGCTGCTGATGGTTCGATCATTATTGATACCCATCTTGATACAAGTGGTATATCATCAAGCATAAATGAGATACAAGCAGCGTTCAAAGACTTGGCTGAATCTGTAAAAGGAATTAGTCAAAAAATAGATTCTGTACTCAACGAAGGAATCGAGCAGTTAAATGATTCTTTTTCCTCTTTGCAGCAGCGGACCAGAGAAGTGGAAGATTCTATAAATGGTTTGGAGTCTTCAGCAGATAATGTCGGTTCAAGTTTATCCAGAGGGTTCAATGAAGCAAATGCTACGATACCAAGGACTGGCAGAAATGTAAATCTTCTTGGACGGCAATTTGAGGGTCTCGGTACAGTGGTAAAAAGAATCGGCATCCTTATCGGCAGTGCATTCGCGGTTGGGAAACTGATTCAGTTTGGCAAAGAATGCCTGGAACTCGGCTCTGATCTGGCGGAAGTTCAGAACGTGGTTGATGTTACATTTACAACCATGTCTGATAAGGTTGATGAATTTGCGAAGAACGCCATGGACTCAGCCGGACTATCAGAAACGATGGCAAAACAGTATGTCGGAACATTCGGAGCAATGTCTAAGTCGTTCGGTTTCTCTGAGGCACAGGCTTATGATATGTCAACGGCTCTGACACAGTTGACTGGCGATGTGGCATCATTCTACAACATTTCGCAAGACTTGGCTTATACTAAGCTGAAATCAGTGTTTACAGGTGAAACGGAAACGCTCAAGGACCTCGGCGTGGTAATGACCCAGTCAGCACTTGACCAGTATGCACTTGCAAATGGCTACGGCAAAACCACATCTGCTATGACCGAACAGGAGAAAGTTGCTCTCCGCCTGGCTTTTGTACAGAAACAGTTATCGGCTGCATCTGGTGACTTTATCCGAACATCTGACAGTTGGGCGAACCAGGTCAGAGTGATGCAGTTACAGTTGCAATCTCTCAAGGCAACAGTCGGACAGGGATTAATCAATCTCTTCACTCCCGTTTTGAGAGTTATTAATATCTTGCTCGGTAAGTTAGCAACTCTGGCAAATGCCTTCAAGTCATTTACGGAATTAATCACCGGAAAGAAATCATCTGGCCAGACAGGCACAAGTGGTGCAGGTCTTGTCGGAACAGATGCAATAGCTGATACGGCAGACCAATATGGAAATGCTGCCGACAATGCCGAAAAGCTGGCAGATGCAACAAATGATACAGCGGACGCAACCAAGAAAGCTACTAAGGCGGCAAAAGGATATCTTAGTCCTCTCGACGAAATAAATAATTACTCAACGGATAAAAGTGCGGATTCATCGTCAAAAGTACCGGGCGCAACCGGCGGACTTGCAGATCAGATGAAAGATGCTGTACAAAATGTTGATTACGGAAAAATGGCAGAGGGTGAGACAGTCCTTGACAAAATTAGCAAATCAGCTGAAAAACTCGCGAAGCTCCTTAAAAAGCTCTGGAAGCCATTTCAGGACGCTTGGAAAAAAGAGGGTAAGAATACTATTGATGCGGCACAGATTGCTCTATCTGGAATTGCGAAGCTTGCTAAGAGTGTAGGCAGGAGTCTCATGGAAGTCTGGACAAACGGTACAGGTACGACAATGCTTACAACCATGCTAAGGATTGCTCAGAACGTGCTTAAAACTATTGGGAATATTGCATCCGGTTTTGCCGACGCGTGGAATAAGAACAATGTCGGAACGCAGATTATACAGAACATCGCAGATGCTCTTGTGGTGGTTATGCAGTTCATTGAGAGGATTGCCGCAGATACGGCAACGTGGGCGGCAAACTTAGATTTCTATCCGCTGTTAGAATCTATCAGTAATCTGACAAGTGCATTTGCACCAATTCTGGAATCCATTGGAAATGTTCTTGAATGGATTTACAATAACATCGTTCTTCCGATGTTGAAATGGGTTATTGAGGTAGGACTTCCGACAGTGATTAATTTAGTCGCAAAAGTAGCAACTTTTCTTGCTGATCATCAGTCGATTGTTGAAGCGTTCGGCGCAGCCCTAATCGGAGCGTTCGCGGCAGCAAAGATTGCAGAATTAGCATCGGGAGTTATCAAAAGTGCATCTGGAATAGCTACAGCCGTAAAAGGACTTATCGCGTTAATGACTGGTACTGGCGGAATCATGGGTGGAATCAAGGCCATTGCGACAGCAATCGGTACTGGCGGGATTTTCGCGATCGCAGTCGGTGCTGCTATAGCAATCGGAGTTTTGCTGTACAAAAACTGGGATGAAATATGCGCGGCAGCAACAAAATTAAAAGACTGGGTTGTTGAAAAGACTCGTGAATTGTCAGAATCAGCAACACGTACATTAAGCAATTTGAAAGAAAAGATAGCTAATGTTTGGAATATTATTAAAACATCAACATCTACTACTTGGAATGCAATCAAAAAGACACTTTCTGGCCTTTGGAACTCTCTTAAATCCACAGCCAGCACAGTATTTAATGCAATTAAAACTAAAGTTGTAGGCGTATGGGACAGCGTAAAGAACAAGACATCAAAAACATGGGAAAACGTAGCTACGTTCGTATCTAATAAAGTAGAAGCGATAAAAAATGCTATCACTAATAAGTTTAATGCCGCCAGAGATGCAGTCAGATCTGCGTTTGAAGGCATTGTGGATTTTATTAAAGCTCCGATCAATCAAGCAATCAGCATTGTTAATAATGCAGTTGGAATGATTAATAATGCAATTGGTGGAATTGAATCTGCATTTTCCTTTGGACCCTGGACTGTTCCAACACCGTTTGGTTCAAAGACTATTGGATTTCATGCGACATTTCCACGTATCGGAACTATCCCATATCTGGCCAGTGGCGCAGTTATTCCGCCAAGGTCAGAATTCCTTGCGGTATTAGGTGACCAGAAGAAAGGAAATAACCTGGAAGCACCGGAAAGCCTATTACGGCAGATCGTCCGGGAAGAGTCAGGAAAAGGGCAGGGAGATGGAAATACCTACAATGTTACAGTTAATGCATCTGGCAGAAAACTGTTAGATATTATTATCAGTGAAGCTGAAATGAGAAGAAACCGGAATGGGAAGAACCCATTTGAGTTAGCGTAAGGAGAAGAATATGCCGCAGGAACAATTTAAAATAGACAACGTTGTTATAAGAGCACCGGACAGCTACAAGCCGGTGTTCGCAACCACTTCTACGGAAGATTCTAAAAGAAGTCAGGATTTGATTATGCACAATACACCAATGGGAACAATTGGTGGGTATGACATGCAATGGGGCGAGCTTACATGGGCTGAAATAGCAACCATACTAAATACTGTACTTAACAAGAGCCAATTTACATTCCACCACAAAGACCCAACTGTTCCGGGAAGATGGATAGACAGAACATTCTACGCATCAAATTTTAATATGGCTGCGCAAACTTTGAAAGACGGGGAAGAAAAGTGGACGGATTTGTCTATTAATGTAAGGAGGATTGAGCCGATTTGATAAATGTATCTACTCAGTTGAAGAAAGAATCTCTTACAAACAGAAATTATTACGTGACAGCAAATGTTACATTGTCAAATGGTACAACTCTTAAGCTAGGCAAAAAAGACTTTTATCTGTCTGGAAATAGTCTCGTAGATTCAGCAGACTCTGGGGACTTCCCGGTGGGTGTAGCAATAGAAAAAACGGCAAGTTTATCATTGGTAAATGATGACGGGCGCTTTGACGGATATAATTTTAACGCCGCAAGGTTTGTTATCTTTCTCAATGTGCAGTTATCCGACAGGATAGAAGCTATAAAGAGAGGTACTTACATTGTGTCGAAAAAGCCTGCAACGGCGAGCGAAATAAGTCTTTCTCTCTTAGATAAAATGCACAATGCTGATAAGACATATGATTCTAACCTGTCTTTTCCTTGTACAGTCAAGGAACTGCTCTCAGAATGCTGCCAGCAATGTGGAATCACTCTTGGAGATGCAATGTTTCCAAATGCGGACTTTCAGATTCGGAAAGCGCCATCTAATGCGACATACCGTACAGTAATCGGAATGTGTGCCGGGATAGCCGGTGGAAATGCAAGAATCGACGAAAATGACTTACTCAGGATTATTACGTTTGATAAGACATTTACCAATACGACTATTTACGATGGTGGAGCAGTAAAGAACTGGACAAATGGTGATGATCTGGATGGCGGCACGCTTAATCCATGGACAATGGGGACTGTGATTGATGGTGGTACGTTAAGCAATAACGATTATCACGCGTTATTTTCAATTCAGAATCTACAATATGACGTAGACGATGTTATTGTAACAGGTGTCAAATATGTAGAAGATGAGACCGAATATATGTCAGGTCAGGACGGCTATGTGATTACTATTGACAATCAGCTATTGTCGGGCAATGCACAGGCAGGAGTCGAAGCTATTGGAAATCAATTAATCGGTTTGCGAATGCGTCCTTTCTCATGCGACGGAATTGCCAACGGATACGCCACTTTTGGCGATCCAGTTGAATTTATTGATACAAAGAATCGTGTCTTTAGATCGTTTGTGACAGATATAGAGTTCGTGTTCGGCGGTTCAACATCATGGAGTTGTAGCGCAAAGAGTGCTGAAGAAGATGCAAGCGAGTTTATTGGTGATCAGCAAACAGCGGTAGAGCAGTCAAAAAAAGATATAGAAAAGAAACTATCTGCCTATGACGTAAAGCTCAAACAAATGAACGAGCTTGCAGCAAACACGCTAGGTTTCTTCTATACAGAGGAAATACAAGAAGATGATTCCGTAATTACGTACCGGCATGATAAACCTACACTTGCTGATTCTAAAGTAATTTATAAGACAGGTGTCGATGGATTCTTTTTGTCAGTAGATGGGGGTCAGACATGGAAAGCCGGGTTTGACAGTAATGGAGATGCTGTTCTGAATATTCTTTATGCTATTGGCATCCAATCAGAATGGATTAACACAAGAGGTTTTACAGCAAAAGATAATAACGGGAATACGACATTAAAAATAGATGCCGACACAGGTGCTGTCACATTAGAAGTTGAAAACTTTACCCTGAAAAGCAGAACTATTGAACAAATTGCCAAGGATGTTGTGGATGGGACAGTTCAAAGCAATGTGACTATCCCGAACTATTATGGCACGTATGTGCCAACATTGCAGAATTATCCAGCATCTGAGTGGAAAAGCGAAGAATATAAAAAGCATGACGGCTCGATATTCATGAACTTCTCTACAAGCCAGGTATATATGTTTTCTGGGACTGATGGTACTTGGCAGGAACTGGATGCTAAAAAAATTGTCAATTTCGAAAGAGTTTTTAATGCTCTGACAGACAATGGCAAACAAGAGGGAATTTATATGCAGAACGGACATCTGTATATAAACGCTTCTTATATTAAATCAGGTCAGATTTCAGCTGATTTGATTAATCTGAAGAACATCAACGTTACAAACAGTTCTGGAACGTCAACATTTGCGATTGATAACTACGGAAATGTTACGCTCAGGCCTAATACATTCGTGTTAGCAAATGGCGATACGATATACAGTATTGCTGAGAACAAGGCTTCAACAGCGCTGTCGAATGCAAAAAATTATACAGACAATGCGCTTAGTAATCTTGATATAGGAAAGATGTCTAAACAAGAGATTATTGATGTGCTAAGTGATAACAGTAGTAATAAAGGCCTGTATCTATCAAATGGCAATGTGTACATGAATGCTGATTATATTAATACAGGCGAATTAGCAGGATGGGAAGTTGGCTACCAGAAGCTTTCGGCAAGTGGCACGTATGGACAAGTAGTGTTAGACGCTTCGGGTGGAGAAATCTATTCAGAGACGAATACAGGAGTATATGTGCCGGGGTACGGCACGTTGTATGGAACACGAATTAGAGGAATCAATCTTTATACAGGAACCGTACATGCAAGTTCAGCCTCGTTTAATAAAAGCGTTTCGGCAGACAGCGTTTCGGCATCAAAAAAAGTTACAGCAGGTACACATGTAGAAGCCAGTGGTCATTTCTATAGCGTCGGAACAGGAACGGACCTTGCAGATGCTTCTATCAGAGGAAAGTTGAAAGTAAGTGGGACAAAATCAAGATCAGTTTCGACGATAGACTATGATGAACAGCTCTTTTACTGCTATGAAATGCCAACCCCATTCTTTGGAGATATCGGTGAGTCTGTAATATCGGATGACGGAACTTGTATGATTGACATAGATGATATCTTTCAGGAATCTGCAAATGTCGGCATTAAATATTATGTGTTCTTGCAAAGAGAAGGAGAGGGCGACTGCTGGATAGCTGAGAAAGAGCAGAATTATTTTATTGTAAAAGGAACTCCGGGACTTAAATTTTCGTTCGAAATCAAAGCAAGACAAGTCGAATATGAACATATGCGATTTACTGACCCGGGAGATACGGCCTATACAGACGCAAGAGATATAGAAATCCCGGAACCAAATTATGAGTCAGAAGAAGCAGAGGTCTTGGAACCAGATTATGAATCAGAGCTTATTAACGACAGATTAAGCATTATCAATCAGATGGAGGTAATATCATGAAAAAGATTTTAACAAGTTTTATGAATCTTAGCACTGGAGAAGGAAGTCGAATTGCATATACATATTCAGAAGTAGATGAGAATACAGGAAGTATTATCAGTCAGAACAATAAAGGCAATTTCCTTATAATGGATGACAATGTGCAGAAAAATCTTGATTCTGTAAAGAATTACATAAGGAATAATTTCCTTTCATAAGGAGGTAAGTCTAATATGGCTGATACATATACAATACAATTCCGGCGCGGTATGTATGCCGATTTTGATACGTCAAAAATTCGTCCCGGAGAGCCCGTTGCGATTCTTGGCAATGACCCGTCCGTTCCATCTGGTAAAGCTTTGTATATTGCGTTTGCAGCTAATGATGTAAGGCGTTTGTGTTCCATTGAGGATATTTCAGAGATGGTGAATGCCGGAGAATTTGTTGGTCCACAAGGACCCAAAGGTGAAAAAGGAGAGCGAGGAGAAAAAGGCGCAGAGGGTCCTACTGGTCCACAGGGTCCAAAAGGTGAAAAAGGAGATAAAGGTGACCCGGGAGAAAAGGGCGTGGATGGCACCGTAGCATTTGAATCGCTGACACCTGAGCAGAAAGAATCGCTAAGGGGCATCTCTATCACGGCGGTTAGTATCGACACAAATGGAAATTTGACAATAACATTTTCAGATGGCGATAGTGAAAATGTTGGAAATATTATAGGGCCTCAAGGGCCGCAGGGTCCAAAAGGTGATAAAGGAGATGTCGGACCAGTGGGTCCGCAGGGTCCACGAGGAGAAAAAGGTGAGCAAGGAAATGATGGAACATCTCTTAATATCCTTGGCACAAAAGAATCTGAGGCAGACCTCCCCCTGAGTGCAGAGAAGAACGACGCGTATTTAATAAATGGAGAAATGTGGGTTTTTGACGGCACGAATTGGAACAATGCTGGCAAGATTCAAGGGCCGCAAGGTCCACAGGGACCAGTTGGTCCGCAAGGGCCAAAGGGTGACCCAGGGCCGCAGGGCATAAAAGGAGACCCAGGAGAAAAAGGAGAGCAAGGAGCGCAGGGTCTAAAAGGCGATACTGGGCCGCAAGGTGAACAAGGCCCAGTTGGCCCAAAAGGTGAGCAGGGAGATACTGGCGCGCGAGGAATCACATTTACTCCTGTTGTAGACAGCAAAGGAAATATAAGCTGGAGTAATGACGGAGGACTTGAAAACCCCCAGACAGTAAATATTACCGGGCCGAAAGGTGATACAGGCGCAAAAGGAGATGTTGGACCACAAGGAGAAAAGGGAGAGACTGGAGATGCCGGGCCTAAAGGAGACAAGGGCACTACATTCGTGCCAGACGTAGACACCGACGGAAATTTGAGCTGGAGTAATGCTGATGGAGTTGCCAATCCTGAAACAGTAAACATCAAAGGTCCTAAGGGAGACAAAGGAAGTGATGCGACTGTCCCGATTGCTACAACCGAAACTCTTGGTAAGGTCAAACCTGATGGCAAGACAACATTCATAGATGCAGACGGAACACTCCACGCAAAAGGCGGTGGCACAACCGTCACTCCCAAACCCGTAAACAATCCAAGTATTGAGAACGCAAACGCATCTGTCACGATCAAGTGGCAAGACCCTGAAAACACAGTAATCAATGGTTCAACATTCTCTACATGGGCTGGTACAAAACTTGTAATGAAAAAAAACAGGTTATCCTGCAAACCCAGATGACGGAACGCTTGTGGTTGATAATACAGTTCGTGACAAATACAAAACCGCAGGATATACAGTCACAGGGCTGACAAATGGCAAGAAATATTACTTCGCACTGTTCCCATATTCTACCGATGGCGTATACAACTACGATGCAGGAAACAGACTCCTCGGAGAGCCAGAGGATTTAAAGATTGTCGCATTTGCTGATGGAACAGATGCGGAAATTGAAAAGATGATTGAAGCACATTACGCAGGTAAAATCAACATTGGTGATTATTGGGCGGTTGGTGACAAGAGAACAATCCATCACAACGCAATGGCTGCAACGGGCGTAAGTGAGTCGCACAAAGCGAATGATTACATTTATGTAATTATCGGAATCGAACATGATGATTTAGTGACTGCTATCAATGGCAAGACCAAAGCTGCTATTACAATTCAGACAGAACGTATGCTGTATTTAGACACTACGACAGAATATAATAGTTCTTATGATACATCACATGAATGTGGTTATATGAACAGTTCAAACACGAATAGCGGTGGTTGGGGGTACTGCGATAGGCGTACATGGTGCAATAATGTGTACAAGAAATGTTTACCTACTTATATTCAGAATATGATGAAACAAGTTAGAAAACTGACTTCGGAAGGTAGCCAAAGTAACACAATTAAAACATCTAACGACTATGCGTTTTTACCTTCTGAAATTGAGATTTTTGGCAGTACAGCGCATTCTTTTGCAGGAGAAGGAAAACAGTATCAATATTTCAAGAATGCGACTGCAAACAGATATAAGAAACCACGTTATAGTAGTGCCTATGTATCTGGCCAGTATTGGACACGTTCGCCTTACTCTAGCGGCAGCGATTCCTTCTGTGGTGTGGGCAGAGGCGGGAGTGCGAACGCCGACAGTGCCAGTAACACTGGTGGCATTGACCCTTGCTTATGTATCTAAAATCCTAGCAAATTAACGAATTATTTATAGCCGAATGGCTAAGAACAGGAGGTGCATATGGATAAAAAAGAAATTACAAATATCTACAAAGCAATTAACAGAGTTTCAAACAGACTGAATGACATGTCTGAAAAGTTGGATTTTGTCATGCAGATGCTTAATGCGGAATCTAATCGTAAAATTCTAATTAATGGTGATGGCATTGACGGTCTGGCTGAACTTGTATCAACGCATGATTCGGCACTTGACGAACTTGCTACATTAGTTGCAACAATCGGAGGTAAGAATAATGGTTAAATTTTTCGAAGAACGAGTAATCAATGGGCTGAAAAAATGGACAGATGTTCCTGAGCTGTGGGATAAGAAGGTAATTGAAAGACTTCAAAAGGATGGCTATGTATTGAATGAGGACGGGACAGTAACAGAATCAAAACCAGGAATAGTGAAATAAAATACGTGCAAGGGAGAAAATATGGAAATTAAAGGAATTGACGTATCATCTTATCAGAGTAAGCCAGACTGGGCGAAAGTATCGAATTCTGAAATTAAGTTTGCAATATTGAGAATCCATCAAAAATCTGGAACCGATTCCTCTTTTGAGCATAACTACAAAGGATGCAAGTCAAATGGAATCCTTGTCGGCGGATATAAATACAGTTACGCTCTGACACCGGCACAGGCAATTGATGAAGCTGAGAGCGTAATTTCTGTTCTTGGCGGACGCGGAATGGACTTTCCAATCTTCTACGACCTTGAATGGAGTCAGCAGAGAAACCTTGGAAAACAGGCGATTGAGAATATTGCAGTAGCATTTCTGACCAGAATCAAAAAAGCCGGTTATAAGGTCGGTATCTACTGCAATCTTGATTGGTATAATAACGTTCTGTCAGACACCCTGAAAAAGTACGATTGCTGGATTGCTCGTTATCCGGCTAGTGATAATGGCTCTGTACAGGAAAGATTGCGTCCATCTGTTGGTGTAGGCTGGCAGTATTCCAGTAGAGGAAAAGTATCCGGCATTAGTGGTAACGTTGACATGGATGCATTCTATAAGGATTACAAAGAGGAGGTTTCTGCAATGGATAAAGCTATTGAAAAAGTGATTCTCATTGCAAAAAATGAGATTGGATACCTTGAAAAGAAGAATAATAGTCAGCTCGACAGTAAGACTGCAAACGCCGGTTCGAACAACTATACGAAGTACTGGCGAGACATTAAGCCATCATATCAAGGGCAGCCTTGGTGCGCAGCATTCGTGAGTTGGTGTTTTATGGAAGCATTCGGACAAGAGAAGGCAAAGAAACTGCTGAAGCACTGGCCTTATGTTTACTGCCCAACACTCGGCAATCTGTTTACAAGGAACGCTAATCCAAAGATCGGTGATATTGTAATTTTTTATCATAATGGAACTTTCACCCATACTGGCATCGTAACGGCCGTAATCGGAGACAGGTTCTATACCATCGAGGGGAATACTTCTGGTGCATCTGGAATTATTGCAAATGGTGGCGGTGTCTGCGCAAAGAGTTATCTTAACAGTCAGATGCCCGGAACTAAGTTCTGTACACCTGATTATAGTATTGTATCCGATGCATCCGCACCCGTAAAACCTGAGAATACATCATCTAATACTGCACAGACAGGAGAGGAATATATGTTTGAACCAAAAACTGTAAAAGCAGGAGACAAAAATACATCCGTGCTTCTCTTACAGGAAATATTAAGAGCCAGAGGCTTTAAAGGCAAAAACGGCAAAGCCCTGAAACTTACATGGACAGCAGATGCAAACACGATTTACGCTCTGAAAGCTTATCAGGAATTCAGAAAAGAAGTTCTGGAAGTGGATGGAATCTGTGGACCCGCCACATGGAAAGATTTGATTGCCATATAAAAACATCCCGGGGTTAATTCCCCGGGAACTTTATTTATAAACATATTTAGTATCATTCCGGAAATTTTAGACTGTTATCGTTAGTCACACGTTAGTCACAAATAAAAATATTGTTTCCTAATATAATAGTGGCAAAAACACTGTATTTACAGGCATTTGCGCATTCTTCTAAATTCCATTTGTTAGTCACAATCAATAAAATTAGAATAATGAAAATGAAATGAGTGAATTCCTTGCAAAATCGCTGAGAATGT